GAATAAAAGCCAGAGGATACAGGAACCGGGAGCGCTTTAAGCTGGGAGTGATGTTCCACTATGGAAAACTGAATATGGCGTTCTGAGTCTTCCCACCATGATCGGGGAAGACCCATATATATACAGTATTTATGGGAGTATTCCTAATGCCAGAGCGGTACCAGTATCCTGTCGACGAAGGTTTTTCGGATCGTATTCACACCCCGGAAGGGGTTAGATCCCTGGTTGTAAAATCACAGCTGATGGAGTTGCTCAGGGAGATGGAGCGAGACGGCCACGATGTCAGCGGTGCGGCGGCAGAACTGGTGGCACTGGTTAACTATGTGACAAGCTCGCAGTTGTCGATGCGGGAGCTGCAAACACACCTGGATTTCTGCACAATGCAGTTGCGGCAGCATCTGAGATAACGGCAACTTACCAGACCATGAAGATTTTATGGATAAAAACCGAACATAATTCTACAATCCCATCGCCACATTAAGTGGTCTACACACGGTAAGTGAAAATGAAAAAAGTAATCGCTGTCCTGTTTGTTCTGATGTCTCTGGGTTCTGCTACACAGGCTTTTGCTGGTAACTGCCAGCATGATAGTGATACTGCTGCTGACGGCTCACGTTGCGGCGGGCGTTCTGCTGATTCTCGCCCCGGCGGTCAGTGATAAATAAGGCCGCTATCGCGGCCTTTGTGACATGTCACGCTCTTCTCCTGAAAGATAGCCATTCGAAGAACGAAGACATTCCTCCGCAGACAATAGCAAAAACCAGGCCACCAAAGAAAAGAAGCCCAGCCTGCCACCACTCCCATCGCCAAACATCCATAGCTCCTACCATTCCCACGATAGACCCAACCAGTGGTATGTAGCTAATGATGAATGCAATTGGCGCAGCTATTATCCAGTGCAAACCCCACCATGATTCCAGCCCAGCCATAATTGCCGCCAACTGAAAAAGCCCCACCACGATGTAAACGATAAAGCCAATAGCTTGCATGTAGTCACCTATTTATTCAGAAAAAATTAGAGGCTTACCTTGAATAAGGCTCGCCACAAGAATTATTCCCTGCATAACAAAAATAAACCAGCAGATAGCCTGCGCTGGGGGGCTAAGAAAATATTTGTATCGGTCAGCGAATAACAACCCACAAGAAACTATCACAGACAAAACAATTAAAAACAAGCTCCCCTCCCCTTATTCCGGCGTTACGTCCTGCGGTCGCCACCAGTATGCTTGATTGAATTCTTTCTTCGAACGCTGCTCCATCTTGCGCAGATAGCCAGGCGAGAAGTATTCCTGCAGCTGATTAAATATCATATGGTCAAGAGCTGCTTTTGCATACCATAGGTTGGCACCGGGGATAAGCCCCTTGCCGAGTTTAACCAGATCACCACCTGTCTGCTCCGGCTTTCCTTCAACGGCATTAAGCGGGATACCCTGAGCCAGCTTAACCACGTCATCAACCAGTCCGGCCACAGGCCCCAGCATTGAAGCCAGCGCACCGCCGCCATAACGGGTATGGTCAGAAAGAAGAAAATCACCATACAGGCCAAGGCCACCACCTTTCAGTAGTGCACCGAGCCAGAATTTACCAGCATCTTTTCCGGTCATCTCCCGTGGGTTACGCCCGGATGCCAGGTCGTTAAGCTGCTGAGACAGCGCGCCCAGCATCGTGGTGCTGGCGAGGAATGCGGCGATATAGGCAGCCCGGCCACCAGCGGAAGGCATCCCCATTGCACGCGTCCAGTGCCGCAAAACAACAGATATCGGGAACGATTTAAACAGGAAAACCGAGCGGGTTAACTCACCTTTCCATGTGCCGCGCTGCAACCCGCCACCGGTAAGCAGCTGCTCACGCGCGCCAGGCGTAATGACTGCCATGTCGACTTCTTCAGATACTGCTGCCAACAGCCGGCGCATGGCCTCAAACCTGACTCGCTCCGGCAGTCCTAAGTGCATAACAGCAGCATCAGGGATCCGCATAATACTTTCCGGCGTGAGCATCGTAGTGTTTCCGTTACCCCAGTCTTCCTGTTGCGCCAGTTTCCATACGCTGAAGTCCTGCTCAGTAATGCCCTTGCTCTTCAGTATGCGGAAATCGCTGTCATCAAGGCTTCTCAGATCCGGCGCCCGGCTGACCACTTCGCCAAGGCTGCCCATCATCGTCACGCCGTAGGCACGCTTGTGAGCATCGGTCCATGCTGTCAGGCCGCTGGCGCGCATTACCGCCGTTGCCGCCCAGCGGGAAACCGACGGTCCCATATTGTCCATCGCCCAGCGGTTAACGCTGCCGAGCAACGATTCCATAGCCAGCCCAGCGCGACGGGCGCGGGCAAGCTCCGTGCGGTTCGCCGGGTTCATGGTCTCAAGCTGGTTCATAAATAGTCGGTTCATCGGGATGTTCGCTACCTTCGCCGACATATACATCGTGCCCAGGTCAGAGAATGAAGCCAGCAGCGCGGTACCAAGTCGGCTCGCCACCATCCAGTTTCGGATGTTGTCCGACCATCGTGCGATGTGCGGATTAGCGATCGGCTGCGTCTTCCCGGCGATAAAGTTGTAAAGGTTCTCGGTACTGTTGGCCAGGCGCTTAATCCTGCCAGTGCGCTCAGGGTTGGCAGTGGCCTGTTCAGCCGTAACCTCGTCCAGGATAGAGCGGAAAACGTGATCGGGGTTCGGGCCGTATGTTTCAACCAGCGCGATATCTTTGCTGATACCTTCAAGGTGCCCGACCATTACTTCCCACAGAGAGCGATCGCCATATTCTCGCTGATACTCAAGGTAGGAGTCTGCGTCTTTGAAGTGGATCTGACGGGATGCATTACCGCGATTAGAGCGCGCGCCGGAAATGCGCATGCCAGTATCGCTTAATTTGTTCAGCCCGCCGGTGGCTATGGTGTTGTATGCCTCGCCCAGGAAGGTTGTCAACTCAGCATCGCTCATCAACTGTCCGTCATCTTTGATGTAGTACTTGCGATCCAGTTTGCCAATGACGTCGCTAACCCACTTATCCTGCGGAACCCTGCCGACTTTCTCCATTGAGTGGTGCTGAGGGATGCCCCAATTTTCCAGGTAGCCGATATCACCACCAGCGTCATTGAAGCGCTGGCGCAGCAGTTCAGTAACGCCAGCCCATGCTTTTGCGCCCTTCTTAGCCCTGACGTTACCAGTGTCCTGCCCGCGCATCTCGTAAACCAGATCGCGCACGCTGGCCTCGTCCTCAAACAGGTGGAAGAATCTCGGGTCTACCGCTTCAAATGCTTCCTGAATCTGGCTTAGTGCATAGTCGCGTGTGGCTTTGCCGCGTGATTCTACCGACAGGAAATTTGATTTCCCGTCAGCGTGAAAGGCGATGGTCCGGTTAAGCGCCTCAAGCTTGCCGTCTTTCCCCTGGTAGGTCTTTATGAAGGCGTCTAGCCGCTGCCTGGCTGCGATGGTGAGTGCCACGCGGCGCTTCTTCAGCGCAGCTTCGTTAGTGAGTTCGTTCGCTGCTAACTGCCCGGCTCGGCGCAGCCGTTCGGCGTCAGTCATCGCCCGCCACGAAGCCGGATCATTGCGGGCCAGTTGCCGCATGTTCCGGTAAATACGGTCTTCAATATTCTTGATTTCCTGCTGCGTGAGTCGGCGGCTTGCGGCCTGCTGCACGGCGTTAATACATTCCTGACGCATAATTTATCCTCTTAAGAAACACGCAACAGCGACATCAAAAAGTCTGGAGTCCCGCACTGCCTGCTCATTTTCACGTGCAGCATCATCAAGCACCTCACGCGCGCTTCTGGACTGTGGATTGCCGTCATCATCAAGAACGGTGATCATCATATCTGGCGATAATGCCAGTGACTCTTCAGCAGCCATCACATCAATGTCCTGCTGATTCTCTGCCGTTCTTGGCGATGGCGTGGTTTCTATGTCCAGGAGAGCCGCGTTAGGCTCCAGCGGTGCGACTTCATCGGCGGAGCGCACTTCTGCCGTGCGGAAAAATGAAAGAGCCTGAGCATCAAGCTCTGCCTCTGCTTGCTGCCTGCGGGCGATCTCTGCCCTTGCCTCGAAGAATTCGCCACCAGGCTCATGCGGAGCCAGTGCGTTACGAGAGAATTCCAGCCTCCCCTGTGCTTCGCTGATCCGCTGGTCTACATCCCTCAGTCTTGCCTGCTTGTCTGCGCGAGCACGGGACAGCGTTTTGCCGCTGCCAGCCGGCTGCTCTGCCAGTATCTGATTACGCTGCTCAGTGAGGTTGGTGATAATGCGTTCGCTGTTGGCTATTTCAGACTGATAAACCTTGCGGTCGCCACGCGGAAGAATTTGCGCAGCCTGATCCTCAAGCGTCCGCATTTCAAGAGCTCTGGCGGTTGCGCCCTCATCTGCCTGAGAAAGCATCTCATCCAGTGCCTGCGATATAATGCTGCGCCGCGTCGGTATGCTGGTGAACGCCGCTGGCTCAACAATACTCGCCACATCAACCGATCGGCCTGCGCTGACATCCTGCATTGCCTGCCGTAGTGCCTGAGCATGCGCATCGCGTGACAGCACATTAACCGGGATGCCTGGAGCGATATCAAACTCAGCATGATGAGCAGCATTGGCTGCCAGCGCTGCATCGACGTCGGCAGGCATAAAATCAGGTGGGCGAACATTTTCACCACGCGAGTTTACGAACCGGCCAACACCACCGAATGCCAGGCCGAGAACGGCATCGATCGCCATCGCCTGCTTATCGAACACGTCATACTGAGAGGCCATATCCTCATAGCCATTATCTCGCAGGATGGATGCTGTGCTGCCGCGCATAGCCATACCAAATGCGACGTTGGTACCTGCCGCATAAGCGATATCAGGCGCAGCGCGCGCAACGGCACCAGCGGCATTTCCAAGCGCCGATCGTGATAACTGAGCGCCGACACCTTCAGCCAGTGCGCCACCAGCACGCAGACCAAGGCTCATTGGTATTAGGGTTCCTGCACCAGCAGTGATGCCCTGCACCAGCCCTGCTTCCTGTGCCGTCCTGAAATCTACACCCTGCGCAGTAAGTCGCTCATACTCTGAAAACCCCTGCAGGGATGTCACTGCCGCCGCACCGCCGGCAGGGCCAGCAAGTAGTGAACCAACTACAGCCTGCCCACCCATATCGAACAGCCCATGCAGAACCTGCCCAGCCGTACCTGTAGTGGCCGCGTCTGGTGTCAGGCGCTTAACTTGCTGCTGTGCCAGTTTTCTTTGCTCGGCAATGTATTCCGCAGACGTATCGTTTACTGAGGTGTTTTCGTTTACGAATTTGGCGATAGGTGAAACCAGCTTGTCCATTCCCGCCCAGAGTAACTGATCTGGTTTAGCCACCAGGCCAGAATAGAGACCAGACAGGCCAGCGCCGGCTGCATTATCGAAGAAACCCACATCACTGTTGAATCCAGCAGGATTTGAAGCTGCATCATCCAGCTGTTGATTCTGGTTTACCGGGTTAAGTCCGAAGTAACTCATTGAGGGATATCTCCAGAGAAGCGCTGCCGCTGCTGCGTGAGATCGATAACTACCGGTGTTCCGTCCTGTTTCAGAAGGTATCCGGTACCAAGTTTCACGAGATACTGACTGTCGCCATAACTCTGCAAACCGTACTGGCCTGGCGGAGCCTTAACGCCAGCACCGGTAACCTGCGTTTCCCATGCCTGATTAACCTCTTTATCGAACTGTTCAGCAGACATACCCCATGGAAGAAGAACATTCCCCATGCCGTTGTAGTCATGCACGCCGCCAGTAGCTACGTTAATAGCTTGTTTCCATGTGTCAGCATCAACCTCACCTGATACAACTCCTTTCTTAGCCATGACTCCGGCGTAATAATCTTTGGCGATCTCATAGGCCATTGATGCGCCATTGGCATCACCAGCGAATGCGTCTTTGACTATGTCAGTAAAATCAGGGAGTAATTCTGTATCCTTCGGCATAGCAATGCCTTTAGCATCTTTGGTACCACGGCGTGCAGCGGAGCCAGAAAGAATAGTCTGCGCCGCTGATTCCGGAGACACATTGACGTCAGGACTAAACCAACTTTTCTCTGCAACAATCCCGCCAGGTTTATCCATCAGGATACCGGCGACCGCAGCAGAAGGGGCATTGGCGCTTATTTGTTGCAGTGCAGCCATATAGACCTTCCCTCCACCGGTGCTTTGTCTGATCGTATCAAGGTATGCAGACTGCTGTGAAACTGGGGCATCGCGGAAGAATGTCCCGATCTGGCTGGCCTCTTCTTTTGAAAAAAAAGTTAACGGCGTGCCGTATGATTTTGCCAGTTCGGCTGCCTGGGATGCACGCAGCGCAATGCTCTGGCCAAAGTTATTTTGGTTGGTCATGTCTATAGGCTTACTCTGGCCGGAAGACAGAGAAGACTGAATAGGATCAGCCTGACGCTGTTTAATCACCTGGTTAGCAGCGGTGACAACATTGTCATAAAGAGCGGCTCGCGATGCATAGCCCTCCCCGGTCTGCTCCGGCGTTGGCTTCAGCTGATTGACGTAGGCAGTTATGCTGCTGGTCGGCATATTGCGGAAAGAGCCAATGTACTGCCCGGCAATCTGCGTATTCCTGAATTCGGTGTATCGCTGGTTCCCCTCCCGCACGCCGTAGGCAGCCATAAAATCAGCTTCCCCTGGCGGGTTTGGGAACTCAACACCTCGCATGTAAGCCGCGGTGGCGTCGCGAACCTGGCTATCGATAGCCGTTCTGTATTCGGCCTGCTGCTGCCGGCGGATCTGGTCAGCCTGGCGCAGAAAAGTGGCCTGCGCTTCCGGCGTGGCGGCGTCGAATGCTGCATTGCCGGTGTAGCGTTTATTGCTGGTTGGCAACTGAGAGAGTCCCAGCGCGGCGCTGACGCCTGTTGATAGCTGGTCAGGACTGTATGGTTGCGTGCCATTTTCATGCTTAATGATGGCGGCGCAGAGCGCCTGCAGCGTATCAGGGTTTGATGCATCAAGCGGCTGGTTAGCAGTGACGCCGAGCTGCGCGCAAACCGCTTTGATGTATGCAGCCGTGTCGTTATTGTCAGACGGCGGCGCCCAACGGTTAATGATCTCGCCAACGGTATCAATCCCCTGCCGCTGGTAGGATATGAGGTTGCGCCCCAGCGCACGGATACCATGTTCCGGAGTCTCGAATTTTGCAAACCGGCCATCACTACCAGTCTGCCCTACCCATGGGTTTGATGAGCTGGCTTCGAGGTTCCCCGGATTGTTGTTGCGGATACCCCTGGTATCGCCGCTATCACCTTTCACATAATACTGATCTTGCTGCTCATGCAACTTTTCAGCATATGCAGTCGCATCATCAGGATTATCAAATATTCCAAGGTGCTTTCCTGTTTTTTCATATAGCGCGATTGCTTCATCATCTGAAAGTAATTTACCGTCATCACTGACCGTTGGTATCAGGACTTCACCAGCATCTGTGCCTATGGAAATAGTTCTTACCGTGCTGATAGTACCATCTTCGTTTTTTACAGATGGTCGGTTGAATAAGTTAATGTTCCCCTGGGTAACCATTCCTTTCGTAGATGATGGCTCACCACCATAAGGGTTAACAGTAGCCCGCCGTGAACCGGCGGCCGTATCACTCAGCTCACCGTTGCTCTGAATGAATCCGATCGCGTTATTTGCTGACCACTGAGAAAGCGCGCCATCAGCTACCTTCTCTTTGAATTCCACCTTTTTGGCTTGTATCTGCTCAGGGCTCCAGCCGTGTGCGGCGCCGAAACTTTCTATTTGCTGAAACGCCTGCTGATTAGCCAGCACATAGTTGGCGTTATCGCCGTACATCGCCGAAGCGGTTTTGGCGCCGGTGGTCAGCGTCGCCTGGAACTGCCCCTCTTCATACGCATTGATCTGCCCTATCTCATGCCGGCCAGCCTGAGACGTAAACTGAATGCGCTGCTGCTGAGCCTGCTGCAGGAATCCCTGGCGCGCAGACTCCGGCAACTGCATCGCCAGCTCCTCCGCCTTTGCGTCAAAAAGTTTTGTGTATTCCTGCCCCTTGCCGAGGGCATTTTTACCCTGCAGGTTAAGCAGGCCATTCTGCGGGTTGGTCATCAGATCGCTTGCGGTCTGCGTCAGTTGCAGCGATGCATCCTGTGCCATAGCGACATCTGCGCGCTGTTTAGCCTGGCCGAATACGTCAAGCGCCTGGCTTCCTGCGCTCAGCAGCGCATCGCCGGCGTTTGGTTGATCGAATGCCTGAAATCCCTGAGTGGAAACGCCGCGGCTTTCAACCTGCCGACCGGTTACGGTTGGTACTACTGGCATAGTTTTCTCCTTATCGACCGGTAGGCGTGCCGACGGCAGCAGAAATTGGTGCGGCCTTGCTCTGCGTGAACGGACTCCATGTGCCACCAAACGTCTGATACGCTCCATAGGCTTTCAGCGGTGCCGTGAGTAACGTTTGGGTTACAGCAGCGTTGGATTGACTTTTTGCTGCATTCCCTTCTGCGATCGCATTCATTCCCTGAACCTGGTACCCATACGCCTCTCGCTGCGCATTATTCACGGTTGTAAGCGCGTCAAGCGTCCCGAACTGCGCCGTATCACCGAAAATATCCAGTGATGTGCCAGAGGAAAGATCGGCCCCAGTGGCGCCCATAGTCGCGGCCTGCGTACCGGCAGCCTGCCTGTTTCGGCGGCGCACCTCTTCAGCCTGAATATTGCCGCGGTTAACGGCATCCTGCGCCTGAGTTTCGGCAATATCAGCATTCTGGTTAGCAACCGCCTGGGCATATTTACCTTGTTGATGCTGGCTGTATGCCTGCATAGCAGACATAGCAACCATGGCAACCCCTACAGCAACTGGTCCACACATCAGTATTTCTCCATGTAAAAGCGGTGAAACGGCAGTCCGAGCACGCCATACGGCGCCGGGTCTTCCAGAGTAAAACCGAGCCAGTGCAGCCACGCTTTTGCGACGTGGTTACGGGCATCGACATAATTTTCGAGATACGGATAGACGGACAGCATTACAGCAACCACCTTCCGGCAACGGCGCAGAAATGTGCGCTGATAGCGCTCCAGATCATCCGTTCCGACAAGCCAGGGGATCCCGCTGCCGCCAATCATTGAAGCGGGCGCCACGCCAAAGACGGTGACAACGCGGCCGTTTATCAATCCTGCACAGCAGAAGGTTGAGGTGCGAAGGCCACATTCCAGAACACGGGAAGCACTCCAGCCATTCGTGGCGGCAAACTCTTCGATGTCGGCCAGGCGCACGCGGGGGATAATTTCAGCGATGTGCTCTGCGGTGGCCGGGACTATCTGGGCGTTAATCATTAAAAGCCTCCCACGGTAATGCGGGGGATCACCGCCAGCACAGAAAGCGGCAGCGGATCAGTCTGACGGATTTTTACCCGCCCATTTTTATCCCAGTTGCTGTCGAGCTTGACCTCTACTTTGCCTGTGGCGTCATCAACTGGATCGTCGTAAAACTCAAACTCGCGCTGGGGGTATTCGTACCACTGGCCACCTGGAGTTGATGCCCAGATGCCGCGGCTGGCGTTGACCACCAGCGTCACGGTATTAATCAACTGTTTCTTATCGAGCAGCGTCTCCTGACCGTTAATATTGATGTCCAGGGTTTCAAACTGGGCGTTAATCGGCAGGCCAATGTGGACCACGGCGCCGGGCTTCTCCAGCGTAACGGCGCCTCCGGTGACGACTTTCTGCGGCTCTACGCTGGCGTCAGACAGGATATTGACGGTCTGCCCCTCGAGATGATCGAGGCCGGCGAATGTCTGGCGGGCCATGTACCAGTTAGTGGTGGCGGTATTGCGCAGGACAGGAGGAATATTTCTGTTAGCTGTGACGGTTACCGAGTTGCCGCTTTCAACAGAAATAATGTCGCAGCGCAGTTGCATGGCGACGGCGCTACCATCTTCAGGATCGGTTCCTGTGTAGGGGAACTGGATCTGTGCGCCGACATCTCCCGCGGTAAAATAGCTGGCCCCGCTCATCGTCAGGGTATACGGCACCTGATAACTCCAGTCCCCGCTTCCACCGCCGATAGTCGCCGCCCGGCTGCCGGTGTTGCGTCCGTCATAGGTCAGTCCGCTGTCGACAAAGAAAGCGTCAAGGTCATCGGTGAACTGGCGGCTTGCCAGCCTCTCGATATAGCGTTTCGTCAGGCCGTTGATGGTGCGGTTAACCACGAAATAGATCGCGTCTTCGCTGCCTTCGCTGATGCCACATGTACTTTCATATTTCCCGGCGCTGGATTGCGGAGACCAGGCGAAAACCTGCTGATCACGCAGATAGGTCAGCACCAGCAATTTCCCATCGTCTCGCACGCAGAATGCGCTGGAGAACGGGACAATACAAAACGCCCAGTCGACAATGCTGCGCTTCTGGAAAAGGTGATTAGCGAGGATTGTCAGGTCGTTGCCCTGGAATCCATCAACATCAAACGAGTAGGCCAGATCCCGCACGACGCTGCCCTTCTCCTGGATAAAGAGCGCAATATTCGAAACCGCGATAGGAGGCACATCGCTGCAGCCGTTTGAGCCCTGAGAACTCAGGGAGAATGCAGAAGGCGTAAGCACTTTATTCTGGTCACCGGTCACAACAAACTCACCGCCGGAGGTCAGAACAACAAGCGATCCGACATCGATAAGGTGGCGAATTTCGTTAACCTGCCGGCCAGCGTAGGTATAAACGATCCTGTCATCGTCCTGCGTCGGGTTACTCTTGCCGAAGTCTTTATAGTCACCGGTACGGCTGGCCCAGATGGTTTGCGGATACGCAGGGGATGCAGCGAAGTACAGCCTCTGCTGGTAGTAGACAACTGTCGCCGGATAACCATTGACGCTGTTCCACGCATAGCGCGCCCACTTGTAGCTGGCCTTGTTAGCACCGACAACGTTCTCAGGGATACGAGAAACCACATCAGCGGTTGCAGTCAGCCCGTCACCGGCGACGGCAGTGATCCGCACAATGCCAAAGCCACTATGCATGTATTCCCACTGCACGCCTGTATCATCATCGCCGGTCCCGCCCCATCCATCCCACGCCATACCTTCAGTGTGTGATGGGCGTAACGTCCCGGTTTTTCCTTCGGTATTGGCGCGATAGTAGTTGCTGTCGGCGCGCCGGATATCCTCGATCGATGTGCTCTTGCTGGTTTCCCATACTGGTACAGAGTCAACGGCTGGCTGTTCGAGGTAGAACAGCTTTCCGACCTGCTCGGCGCCGAATATTGCAGAGCTCGCGGTAAGCGTGATTGTCCCGGTTGTGGCGCTGGCCCAGACAGTTTTGGACTCGTCGACGTTGATATCCTCAAACGGGCCGTTAGTTGTCTGCACATCGACGATCTGCCAGTTGCCATGCGCATACCGGCGCAATTCTTTAGGCGGATAGGAAGGATGCACGATCGTCATCACGTCGGCGCTTTGGGTGAATTTCAGGCCGAAAACATCATTTTCTGTATAAGGCGTCGCCAGCTCATAAATCACATCGCCGGTGGTCAGCACCAGGCCGCCGTCTTTGATGACGCGCATGTAATTGTGGCCAAACTCCAGCGCATAGGTCTGAACCGTCGAAAACTGGAAAGGGATAAGGCGGCATTTGCGATCCGGGTATTTCGCCGCGGCGATGAATTGCGTTCCCGGGCGGTTCTCTACCCCGCCATACTGCCGCACGATAAAGTTATCGCACTTGCGCAGCGCCACCTGGTACTTCGCCATATCGATGCGGCCATAGAGCGATGGGGCAATTTCGCCACCTGAGAAGCTCGGTTGTATCCAGCTAACAGCCATCAGCACATCCTCGCTACGGTAAACGGATCGTCAGGCATTTGCGGTTCCTGCGATTCGTTCATGCTGTGAGAGCCAGCGCTGAGGATGATCCGGCTATACATGCTCAGGGCGTTATTGCCGAGGTCGGCATTACCCGTGAGAACCATGTTAATAGCCGCGGCCAGGCGCCAGGATAGAGCCTCCTGGAAGATGGAATCGAACATATTCACGTCGGTGATGCGGGCAACATACCGAAGCCAGGCCTGTGGCAGATCGGTGTAAATCAGGCGCCCCGTGCCAGCGCTGTCCGCGCCGACCACGTACTGCACGCGCATAGCAGCCGTCGGATACCGTACGCCAGGCAGCGGGATCTCAATAATACGGAGGCAGTCAGTCGGATACGTGTATGCGAATGCCCAGTCCTGCGGCGGGTTGTTGGTGTCAGCCAGCGCGATATTCTTGGTCGCAAAATTCCAGTCAAAATCGGCCAGGACAGCATCGCGAATCGACTCGTAATACAGGGAGCATTGCCCGGCTTCTTTGCTGGCTTCCTCCAGGCTGTTGATGCTCCTGTTATTACCGATATTGCTCAGCGCCCGGTTGCAGATCTCAATGACAGAGGCCATTACTCTCCCCCTTCACCGTAAAGCGTCTGCGCCGCCGTCTTCGTCGCCTCACCTGAAACAGGCGCCAGCGCCATATCGGTGATTTGCAGATCCGCGCTGCGGAAAGTGCCATCGTCGCCTTCACGCGCCGAGATACCCTTAATCACTGCTTTTGCGGTGATCATCACCTCAGTGCCTACATTCTGCGGCTGCGCTTTCAGCTTGTTCAGGGTGTCATTGTTAAGCGTGATGCACAGCCCCCACGGATATTCGTCGCGGGTTTTGGTCTCGCCGCTTTCATCCTGGTAGCTGTCGGTGCCGGTTTTAAGATTGACCATTTCCATAGAACGCTCCTACAAGAAAGGGGCCGAAGCCCCCTGGTTTATTCTGAGGCTCAGACGCCTAAATCTTTTCGCTTTTCGGCGATCTTCTCGCGCAGCGTTTCGGCTTTGGTGTTGTGATGCGGCTTATCGTTAAAGAGCAACTCGTACTCTTCGCGGAGCTTATCCAGCTCGTCATCGCCACCACCGCCTTCATTCAGCGGCTCAGGTTTAACGACGGCGGGAGCCACAACCTTTTGCGTTGCCTTCGCCTTTGCTTCCTTCGCCGCTTCGTTCAGCGGCTCCAGCGCGGAGCCAGGCACCCCGTCATACTCAATCTCTGCCCCCTCCGGCCAGAGGTTGTTATGGATATGGGACAGACGCAGCACGCGATATTTTGCTTTTTCAGCTGACATCGATATCTCCTTAGCCGGTCACTTTAGAGCGGGTCGGGTACGGGGTATTCGCATCAACGTCCAGGTTGATACCGGAGGTGAACGCGCCAGCAGTCAGCGGGCCGGTGGCTACTGAGTAGTTCACCCGCAGATAGCGCTGAACGCCCGCCGGTACCTTCGCCGACACAACGCGCTTACCAGCTTTAAGCGCTGCCAGAGCCAGGGCACCGCTGTCATAAATGGTCGTCCAGGTGCTGTTGTCCGGGCTGGTCTGCAACTGCACGTTGACGGTAGCGGCACCAGCAGCGGTAGCCGTGGTGTTAACGAGAGCCCAGAACTCCAGCGGATAACCAACGCCGATATCACGGCGGGTGCCGTCGACAGGCGCCAGGTCAATCACATCGGTAGAAGCAGCAGTAGCCGTAACCGCCTGCGCTTCGGAGAACATCAACAGTTTGTCGAGGATCATCTTCATTTCTCCATTTAGCAGCCCGTTACCGGGCCGCTGGTTATAGTCAGGGGTTAAACCACGCGAGCTTCAGTTTCCAGAAGCGCATCGGTTTCGCGAATCGGAACGCCGCGGAAACTGGTCCACCAATCGCCTTCAGTCTCTTTGACGCTAATCGCCAGAGAGGATTTCTCCAGAGATTGCAGGTCAAGAGCCTGGGCAACGGTGCGGTTCATGTAGAACACCGGGCGCCCCATGCCACGGTTAGGGATGCGATGCAGAGCTTTCACCATGAGCTTGGCGATGTTGGCTGCCGCAGCAGGATCGGACAGGTCGCTGATATCGATGTTCGCGATGCGCACAACGTAGCGCCAGTCGCGCAGGCACAGGCCGTTATCCCACTTATAGTGGGTGCGGTAGCCTTCATACTGGCCGCCGCTGGCATCTTTCAGAGTCTGCTGGCCTTTATCTTCCATATGCAGGCCTGCTTTCTGGCCTTTCGGGAAGATACCGTGAACGGTGTTTTCGCCCCATACAATGAGCCAGATTGAAGTGTTATCGGTGCCAGTACCGCCGGCGTCGATAATGTTTTGCGCGTTGGTAGCCGTCAGGTCGGAGTAGCGAGAAGACAGGCCCATGAACTGCTGCGGGTTAACGCTGGAGTCGCCATAAAAAAGCGTTTGAGCCATCTGCTGATTCATCGCCTCGAGGAAAGCGCGATCTTCTGACAGCCGAAATTCAGCGGTATTTCCGTTCAGATCTGCCAGAGATTTATCAATCTCCGCATAGGTTTCCAGCATGCCAATGCCATCGGTAACCTGCACAGTGGTCGATTTGCTCGGCTGGACGCCGTAGTTGAGCAGACGCCAGGTCGCCGACGGCAGGCCAGAGCGAATGGTCGTACGATGACCGGTCGGCAGGTTGCCTTCAACGATCAGCATGTCCTGCAGGATCGGGTTGGTTTGGGAAAGGAGCTCGATAATTTTATCGACTTTCCCGTTCGGGTCGATGCGCTTACCCCAGTCTGCCAGCGTCAGCGCAGTAATGCCTTTAACAGCCATGGTTATATCCTCTCTTATTTGCCATAAAGCACTTCGGCCGCACTACGCTGACCGCTTTCTTTTCCTGTCACCACGCCATCTTCTGACATGGCTTTTCCTACTTTGACGAACGCCTTCACCAGCTCCGGGTGATTACCCAGCCCTGTGCCGTTCAGATACTCTTTCAGAGCCGGAGTGCCGAAGGTGTCCAGGGCTCGCTGAGCAACGCCGAGGTTTGCCGTCAACTTGTCGCCACCGATGTCTTTATCGGCCTTCACAGTTGCTGCCCACTCTTCAGTTTGCTCCTGCCATGCATCTGCCTGACGCTGCTGCACACCGGCCAGAATTTTCGGGTATGCATCCACCAGCTTCTGCGCCTGCTCATTGGTCAGGTTCAGTTCACGGGCAACCGGTTCGAAGTCCTTCAGCGCTTCAGCGTCCAGCTCGACGCCTTCACCTGCCTGGAATTCGTATTTCTCCGGCGCGCCTTCCTGCTTCTGCTCTTTCTCGGTTTTTTGCTGATCTCCGTCCTGGCTATCAGTCTTTTCTTGCTGGCCTTCACCATCAACGGAAGGGTTTTCACCATCCTGTTGTGCAGGCTGATCGCCCAGAGGGGCAGCACCTGCGCCTGGTGCAGATGGTTCAGATGCCGCCGGCGCTGCGCCACCATCAGCTGGCTGCTCATTGCAAAGACGGCGGTGTAACAAACGTTCAAACAAAGTCATTGCTCATCCCCTTAAACAGGAATTGTTTTGGCTTTCAGCTGCGTAAGGACAGCATTCAGCGTGGTACGAAGAGCCGCGGCATCATTGAGAAGCGCGTTGTACTTCGTCACCAGGTCGTTGTGATCAACAAGGAGACCAGCCACATCGCTTGCACTGGATGCGGTATCTGCGGTTGCGGTAGCAGCCGCTGCAGCGGCAATGGAAGCTCCGAGCTTTACGCCACCGTAGTCAGTGGTCGTGGGCGCGCCAATTACCGCCGGCGCCGGATCGGGAACTTCAACGATCTGCTTATTGCCATCAAAACGGACTACGCGCTGTTTTTGGATCTGAGTCATTTGATTACCCCATTAGCCTCTGCGGCCATCTTCAGATACTGTTCAGGGCAGTGCGCCATGACGCGCTGGAACAAAGCCAGCGCCAGGTTGCGCTGCCCCTCGTTGAAAGCAGTCACTTGCGGATCACCGGCAAAGCAGGCAGAAAACACCTTGCCCTGCTCCAGTACCCCCCAGATAACCCGGCGGCCCTGCTCGCTACCCATGACGAAACGGATATCTTCAATGTCACGCTGTTGAAGGATTTCCTTCTCGCGTGCCGATTCAGCAGCCAACTGGTCATCATCAAAATCTGTCATTGCTGACCACCTGCAGGAGCACCTGCTGCGTTAGAAAGCGCTGTCAGTACGCTGGGATCCGCCGTCTGCGCTTCGCTGAGAGTCTTGGCACCCTGAGCGGCAGCCATGCCCATAGCCACCATTTGCTGCTGTTGCTGCTGCTGAGCGCGCTGCTCGCGAACCTGCTCAACCTGTTCCTGTGGAACGATGACTGTCGGCGAGACACCGGACATCTCCGCGAATGCATCGATGGCCTGATCCACGTTGAGTTTGTCCAGCGCTTCCGGCTTGGCCTGTGCCAGCTGGCCAATGAAGCCAACGGTGGATGACAGGCTGGACAGGCCTATAGATTTCTGTGCCTGGGCCATCACTGAGATGTACTCAATGCGCAGCGGCATACCCTGCAGGACGTCCGGCGGCGGCGGGAGAAGGTTTTTTCTCGCCATGATGGAGAAGGTGCGATCGATAAGCGGGTTCAGGCATTCGTCGTTCAGACGCTCAAGAACAGGCCCAAGCATCAGCAGCTTCTCTTCTTTCATCTCGATCACCGCTTCAACCGGCATTGAGCGGGTATTGATGTTCTGCAACATCATGAAGAGGTCGACAAAGTAGGCGCTGTTGATGATCTGCCGCGTGTCCTGGATATCGGCGAGCAGGTCGGCGGTATTCGGGTTTACCAGATAGGCAGGCTTTAAACCATCCTGGCCGGTGACCTGATCGATATAGGTGATATCGCCAGGCAAAAGGGAAACGCGCTGGTTGCGGAGTGATGACGGACCAACCATCGGCGGGTTGGTGGCCTTGTCGATCAGTTGGCTTTTGCGCTTCTGCTCCAGTTGCAGAGCTTTAACCTGGCCGAGGGCAATCATACCCGGACAGGATGAGCCGTATACGTCCTCGCCGTTCACTTCCCAGCGCGGCGCCATAATCGGGAATTCATCGAAACCAGACTCACGCAGCAACTTATCGCTGTCGCCTCCAACCTCGTAATAAACCGATTTGACCGGCTTATTTTTGCTGTTGAGCTTGGCGGTATCGCGGTCGATGTTCGGATAAACGGCATGAATAACTTCGATCCAGCTTTCGTAGTTCCCGGAATCCCACATGCCCTTCACTGAATCGCTGACGTTATTGAGGCCGAACTCCATTACCAGCTGGCGCACCGTCATGGAGAATTTGCGGAAACAGGTGTCAACGCTGCCGCGCGCAGAGTTCGCCATGTAGTAACTGCCGATCGGAAACATCATCGTGCGGATAACGTCGCTGTCATCTTCCAGAACAGCCATAGCGCCGGTGCTGTAATTCCCCAGGCTGGCGTAAAGCAGAGGCAGTGACTGGTAGATATTGGATTTGTTGAACACTTCGTTCATGCGGCGCTGAACGACTTCAAGCCACAGCTTCACTGGGCCGTAGTCCATCATGTCAGGGTCAGGCGTTGCCAGCTTGAACCACGGGCGCGCAGGAGAAGTGATCCCCGACATCATGCCGCTCGATAGCGTGCGTGCTGCCAGGGTGGCGGTGGGGTCAACAATTTTCGTATTGCGACGGTCATCCCGGTTTACATCGGTGACCAGGAAGCGGGAGCCACGCGGATTGATGAAGTCGCTCAGTTCGCGCCAGTGCGGATCGAACGATGAGCGATCATTAGTGAGCTGTGCCTGCTGCTTTTGCAGTTGCTCTTTCAGGGTTTCCGCTGCCATCTGCCGCGCTCCAGTTACTGACCGAGCAGCGTTTTGCCGCTGGTATTTGCGGCGGAGGTATCACCCTGCGCCCCGGTCAGCAGCGTAGAACTACGCCCGGCGGCCGCACGGCGGCGCCTGGTTTCTTCATCGCGGGAATCGACTACAGCCTGATCCTGTTCCTGCGGAGCCGCCTGAACTTCTGGTGCTGCAGGTACTGAAGGCTTGCTGCCAATGCACATATCGATACTCCATACGCGTTTAAATTATTACCAATTTAACCACATATGATTTATTTGTCGTAGTGTATTGACCTTTTGACAATAAATTATCACCTTTTTGGTAAACACAACATGAAAGCGCACCCCATTCCCTTCTATTGGTGGCTTTGTCGTTACTCAGATGGCGGAGTGCGCTTCCAGGTGTGAAAGCATCCGGCGTATGGCACATGCATCGATAGCGGTCCGGGGGCTCCTTGGTACATGGCCCAGCGGGTAGCCGGAATGTGCAAGCCATGCCCTGCATGCACGACAGCGACTCACCATCGTGGCGGTACGGTGTGACACCTCGGAAGAGACGAGGGCACAACAGGAGAGAGTATTTATGGAGCCGCGACAAAGTGTGGCGCCTTAACTGGCTAAGTACTCTCTTCGTTGTGGTGAAGCTCAACGGCGAGCTAGGGAATAGTTTTGCGGTGAAGATTCTAGATAACTAACCGCAGGATGCGCGTAACCCAATCGGCAGCGCACCGATGGAAGCTGGTTCGACTCCAGCCATCACATACAAAATCACGCCTCAGGACCGTGATAACCGTAGTTCCAGAGCAAGTTTGGCGGTGGCAGTTATTCCCTTTCTGACCACTGCCCTTTTTACAGCAGGACGCCATTGCGATGACTTCATGCTGTAAACCCTGTGACACCCAGCCAAGGACGGCACTTTCCATCATCCCTGTTTCGCCCGGTTCGCCGGGCATTTTTTTAGAGAGGCAACTATGAAATTTGGCGAAGCTCTTGAGGCAGTTAAATCCGGCGCAAAGATTTATCGCGAAGGCTGGAACGGTAAAGGGCAGTTTGTCATTAAGGCAGGTGGATACACCGTCAGCGAACCTCGCCCCGGCAGTGATTATGCAAAGGCGGGGATCACAGGCGAGTTTACCATTGCGCCACACCTCGACCTGAAGAACGCACAAGGCATTATGCAGCCTGGCTGGGTTCCGTCGCAGGGCGATCTGTTTGCCGATGATTGGCTGGCAACGCCTATCGATTAAATGAGCAGTGACATGTCACAATCAGCCAGCCGATGCGCTGGCTTTTTTATGCCCACGGGTCGTACTCGCTGATCACGTTGGGCTGCTTGCCGCCGGCAGCAGGGAAATCCGAACGCTTTGTCACCGGGTATGCGAATGTCAGCAGCAGCGCATCGCCCTTGCCCGGCGACCGGCCCAAACGCTCTTTGATATCCTCTTTCGGCTCCATGACGATCTTGCCGTCCACCCTCACCTTGTACTCTGCCGCTGACAGGTCGTCCGCCGTCTCCTGGTCGTCAAGCGCGCCGCCGAGCTTGAGCCACGTCTTGCAGGCGTTGAACATCTCTCCGCGCTTATTCAGCATCTGAGGATCTGCCGATGTTCCGCCGAACGGCACAAGCTGCCAGGTGCGGCCCCAGCCATCGCCGATGGACTTCAGCCCGGTACCGTAACCGAAGTCGATAAACACCGCGTCAGCCTGGTACTGGTCCTCAAAATCAGCGATACGCTTCGCCATAATCAGATCGTCGGTGGTCTTATTGCCGGTCCACAGCACTTTGCTGTGCAGCCCCTGGCGGAGATAGATCACTGCATCATCCACGCCTGAATAAGCCGGGTCGACGCCGATTATCCGCGGGGCGTGCGCCACCTGCGCAGCGGTCACTACACGCTTCATCGCCTCATCAGTCAGCCCGGTAGGGATAAACTGCAGCTCTGAAGCATCCGGGAAGATCCCGCGCACGCGGACCTTCACAAAGTCGCTGTCCTCGCCGTAGTCGTCCACCCATTTCTGCAGCTGCTGCTTGTTGGTGCCTTCTACGGTGCGGGAATCGATCTGCGCGCATTTCCAGCGATGCTTGTATTTGCGGAAGCACTCGCGGAATCGCCCGGTGTTACGCGTCGGGTTACCGAATGCCACCCAGATAATTTCCGTGTCCTCGTCCGTCAGCGCACCCTCGGCAACCTCCCAGACCAGATCCGCGATGTTGGATGCTTCGTCGAACACCACAACGATGCGCTTGCGCTCGTTGTGCAGGCCAGCAAACGCCTCGGTGTTGTGCTCAGACCAGGGAATAGCATCGGCGCGCCAGCGTTTGTCGTGACCCGGATCGTTGCTGTACATCGCTGTGGCGGTGCAGGTAAACCACTCTTTCGTGATAGCCAGGTTCGACCATTTGATGATTTCCGGCCAGGTCTTCGTGCGCAGCTGGTTGTCGGTGTTGGCGGTCACCACCACCTTGCAATCCTCGCAGGTGGACATGGCCCAGTTAATCAGCATCGAGATGAAAGCAGATTTTCCGATGCCGTGGCCGGATGCGCGGGAAATCATCAGCGGCTGGTGACGAGTCGCGGGATTCTGCAGGTGCTCGCCTATCTCGCGGAATGCGTCAGCCTGCCACTGTCGAGGCCCGGAGGCGTGCGCCAGTTCGGTGCCCTCCTCGCCCCACGGGAACGCATACAGCGCATAGCCCAGCGGGTCATGGGTGAAGCTGGCGATATCTTCGATCAGCTGTTCTTCCGGGGATAAAGCGGCGTCTGTCACTGGTCACCACCCTGGCGCTCTTTCAGGCGGCGCCGGGCGGCGGCAATGCGGTCGGCAATGGTGACGTTCACGTTAACTTCCATGCGCTCTTTGAACGCGTTAACGTCGACGTGCTTACCGATGAGCTCGAGGTTTTTCACCTTGTCGGGCCATTTCACCTTCTTCAGGATATGCTCGACATCCTCAACAGAGAGATCCGCCTCGCCATTCTCTTTTTGCAGAGAAGCCTGGGTCGTCTTGATGGTAGCGATATCCATAGCACTGAGAGAGGTACGCCAGACCTTCGGCCATTCAGCGATCGGCTTCATCCCGCCGTCATCGTCGAGGATGTCGATCACATCCATCTGGTCGATTTCCACCAGGCGCAGCAGCACGTAATCGGCACTGACGCGCAGGCGCTTGTTGCGCTCCTCCATGAGCTCAGCGATTCGTTTCTGGATACGCTCATCACGCATCATCGTGCTGGCTTTGACGTGGGCAGACTTTGGGGAGAACCCGGCATTGATGGCCGCCTGCGTCTGATTTTCAGGGCATTTAACATACTCCTGGGCGTAGGCTTCCTGCATCACCGTCAACGGTTTGTACTGAGTTGATTTGCGCTTGGGATCCTTTGGCATGGTAAACACCCCGAAAATAATTACCTTTTAGGTAATAATACCATGCCACCAGCGATGTTACATGATCGGAATATCATCATCACTCACCCACCCGGCCCGGTTTATCAGGTAGGTAACGACACCCCGCACTTCAACATCGTCCAGGGCGTCCCCTTCCAGCGCCTCACCATCATCAGTAATCAGCGCCTGCCCGCGGACAACAGCGAATTCAGTTTTCCCGGCATATGCGATAAGGACATGATCACCCTGCTTTGGCCTGCGGCAGACATCGACGATGGCATAACCGGCTGCAGTCTCCAGGGCGCGACAGTTGGCGTCATACTGACAAAGGCGGGAAACGGTTAGCGTTTGCTCAACGTAGTCTGCGGCAGGTGATGGAAAGCCCATGATGAACCTCACATAAAAAACACTGTATATTTAAACAGTACAATCATGCGAGGATTTAGTCAATATGACGTGACATGTCACAGAGGTAGTTTTGTTTCGTGCCAGCCAAGAGTGGCCCAGCATTGAGAATCACCAGCGCACGGGCATGATGCCACCGGCAGTTGATCGCCGCACTTGCCGCAGCGGCGTTTGCTGATGGCGTTAATCCGGCCGCGCATCCGGCCGCGCACCCGGGCGTCATCCTGGCGGATCAGCAGCGCGATGTACTCGGCAATTTCGTATGGGTCGCGACCAGGGCGCCGGGCGGCGCAGTTCCGCGCCAGCATTTCCTGCTCCTGCTCGTCAAGCACCAGTTCAATCTTGCGCTCACCGGCGGCGGACTGCCGCGCGCGCTGCGCGGCTTTGCGTTCTGCGGGGGATTTAGGCACCTTTCACCTCTACGCATTGAATATTATCTATGCTCGGCGAAACCCTGACCAATTCGGCTCTCGTGGGGACATTTGGATACCAGCCCCTCTTTCGCCAGTTCGATAAGCTCTTTGCGCAGGTCTGCGCTCTTCCAATCTACCCCGGGGAATTTGCGCTCCATCGCGCAGCGGATATTCCAGGTGGCCATGCGAAAGGGATATTCGCCCTGAGCCCATTGTCTCTGCTGGTCTGCTCCCTCGATCAACACCTGCATGATTTTGCTTTTTACGTCACTCACTCTTCACCTCCTGCGGGGCGGCCGGCAGCGGCATCCAGTGGGTAACACGACCTGTTAGCGCCTTGTCTGACCATGCACCTTCATTCCATGAGCAGTTCCATTGGTAGTGGCTTTTCCCCAAGCTGTTTTGCTCTTCCACATAGCACCAGTAACGGCCACCTTCTTCTGGCAGGCGCTCGCTTACCGGAATCCATCCTGAAACTACCGGTGCTGGCTGCGCGTGGAGATAGAGCTTAGTGCCAGGCTCAAAGGACTGGATAAGGCGGCGATAAGAAAGCGCATCCCCTCCATCATCGCCAACAACAATCACCGGCTCACTGTCCGCTACCGGCTGCGCTGGCGGCATATCTGGACCTTTGCGAATGGCTTTTGCCAGCTCGATAGGGTCATCGTATAGCCAGTCTCCGGTTTCTGGGTGATTGGCTTCTGCCAGTTGGGCGGCCCACTCCAGACCGTCTTTGTGTCCCTGTAGGTAGTCGAGAGGCAGTTCAACCGACTCGCTGCTGTCCATTGCGGCCAGCCTGAATGCAGCCAGTTCCCTGACGATTAGATTACCAAAATCAATTCCCACAATAGCCTCGCCGCTACTGATTCTCTGAATCAGCTCTCTGTTGTCGATGCTAAATTTGCTGTTCATAGCTTAATCTCCTTGCAGTTATGGCTGCCGTTAAGAGCCTTACCGCAAACAATTACCTTCTGACCGGTAGTGACAGTAACTGTGCCGTCATCGCATTGCGTAGTCGTGGCACCGAAGCCGTTCTTGCCTGTTATGCAGTGGGGGTTGTCTGCCGCCATCGCCACCGGAATGATGAATAGCACTATCAGCGCTGTTAATTTGCTGGTCATTTGCTAAACCCTTAATGTTGTTCAATATCGTTGGGGAACATTTCAACATACTCCTCCCCATTTTCATCAATCAGATACGGGAGCATTTCAACATGCCCATTGGAGTACGTTGTTAAAACCCCTTCTTCCTTTAGTTCCTGGAGAACAATTTTTACTTTCACTCAGCCTCCACCTTGATGCCAGCGGCGGCCAGCGCTACCTTTACGTCCTGGCTGTAGTTATAAACACCATCAGACCAGACATATCTGTCCCCAGATACAATCTGCCGTAAGTCTGGCAGCTTCACGGCGCGGGACTCCAGCTCGGCGATGCGCTGGCGCAGTGCTGCGATCTCCATCTCTGCAGCATCGGCATAATGGACGTTTTCATGCTCCAGCGGCGGCAGGTCTGGAGTTGTCACACCAAAAAGCGCCGCCAGTGATCGGTAGTTCTGCTCGCTGTGATAGCGACCTTTGCAGCGGACCAGTTTTTCGGCTGCAGCGCGGATGGCCTCAAGCTCATCAATTTTCACGTCGCTTTCGCAAGCCTGCTCATGTATCCGGGACGCCACCCGATGCCAACGGCGCTCGGCTGCCTGCGCCTTCTCCAGCGCCTCTACCAGCGCATCAACGTAGCCAGCGGCACGAAGGGCAAACTCAGTGATTGATAGCTCAGCGTCAGTTTCTTTCCCGTAGCTTTCGCACTCCGACACAACGGCAAAATAGTCAGAATCAATTTCGTTATCTGCCAGATGGCGTAGCAGGTCGGCTGTCTGCTGCCCGTTTGCAATCAGCAATTCGTTCCGCTGCGCCAGTTCGGTGATATCAGTCATTGGCTTTTCCCTCGCTGCGGAACATCATGATTGTCAGGTCGCCTTTAGTGGCCAGGCGAACGGTAGAGCCGGGTTCCAGGCTGTTAAGCTCAAAGGCGTCATAAAACTCATTCACTGCTTTCTGACGGCGAGATTCCTTACGGCGCTTGTCCCACTGCCTCAGAGCATTTTTGGTAATCCACTGGCCTGTTTTAACCATGATGTATGCCCACCCCAGAATGGCTAAACCGGTATTGAGATAAGTGGCGATGCTCATTTGTCGGCCCCCTCGCGCAGCTGCTCGCAAAATTCCTTGCCACAGTCGATCGCGCCAACAATTACGGCAACTTCATCGCCTACAAAATCACCCTCATCGACACACTGCTGCAGGCGACGATTGCCACCCAACCAATGATGTTTGCCACCATCACGAACAGCAGCAGTGACCGCCGGCTGTAATTCACGAAATCAAAATCCATACTTACCCCCGCTTACCCGTTTAACGTATTGATTCAATTGATATCAATGAAGATCGTTGTTTTAGAACTCTTCGACCTTCCACCCGCCGCCGGCTTTTGCCGGGAGCTTCGTTACTCCGATGATCCGGAATGGGTACTGGTCGGCGGCGACTTTGGTTTTCACCCTGGCATCGTCGGTCCAGTAACCCCCCTTCACCTCATGCAATTCCATCTGGCCGTTTGCCAGCATCACGGCGAAGTCAGGCGTGTAGAACGTGTTGTCAGCCAGACGCAGCTTGATTCCTTCGAACCGGAACCAGGCGATTTCCCCGTAGCGCTTGCGCAGTTCAAGCTCTTGCGCATACGCCGTTTCGGTTTTGTTCATCTGTCCCGCTTTAAGCCGGCCAAGTGCCTGTAGTGTCTTTCGCATGATTTTTACCTTATTGGTAATTTATAACCATATACGGATCAATATCAATAGTCTTGCGCATATTTTATTACCCTTTTGGTAAACATTAAGGCGTAAAAAAACGCGCTTCCGCGCCGGTATTACTTGATGAGTCCTGCTGCCTTCCCTCGCCGGTATTCCTCCATCAGCCACTGTGCTGGGGTTATACCTCCGAGTGTCGCCGCGTTAGGCATGCATCCGAAGCTTCGACCTGGTGGATGGTAGGTATTGCCACCGGGGTCTGGAGGGGTGCTTATAGGCTCTGGCTTCGACTGGATGCTCAGAATCGGATCAGGTATCTGATGACCTGCCGCGACCTTTGATGCCCATTCGTCAAGAAGCTTACGAGCATGTTTCTCAACCTCAATCTCACTTAACTGACGCTGGTACATCGCGCGCCTGGTATCGCACACAATCCAGTACATGACAGGGTGGCGCCACTGGAATTGTTCTGGTCCTCCAGGCTGTAGGCTTTTCTCCCTGGCGTAGCGGTGAAACTCCCCCATCACATCTTCGATGCTCACGCCAAGCACCATCTTGCTGTCTTTGCACCACTTGATGAATTGACCTGGTGACGGCCAGAACGGTGATTCACTGGCACGGGCATGGCGCATTCCTGCTGATACCTGCTCGCGGGTACGGATACCACCTTCGGCGAAAGCGGCGATCCACTGGCGCTTAGCGTCGGTCTCCTGCTGTGCGGTCTTAAGGTTGGTCTGCTCTGCTGCCGGAAACAGTTGCTTGAGCTGTTTAAACAGGGCATCGACAAGTCTCTCTGCGCTGATGTTCACAACATTGTCTTGCTGAGCCTGGTGATTGTCCTGACCCATCATGCGAGCCAGGGCGCCGGCATCACGATTCTGAATTGCTGCGAATACGTTACTCATAAGAAATCCTTCCAGCCTTCAGGGCTGTTCCAGTGTGGTACTTCATCGTCAGAGCTTTCACCGCGCTTTCCTGCCGCTCTTTTTTTCCTGTTCATCAGCAGCCGGGCAAACTTCTGCTCCCACTGCACGTGTTGCATCACATTGCCTTCTGCCATCCAGTAGGTGATGAATTCGATCAGGTCTGATTTCTTGTAACCGTCAGCTGGTAGCGCATGGCCCCATGTTCTGGCGCGCATGACAAAGTCCTCTGACGGCTTCCAGTTTTCATGCATGGTGAATTTTCCAATTGGCTCTCCGATACCATCAACTACAACCGGAGGGACTTGAATTACTTCGCGCGCAGAGAGAGGGGTTTTTATTTCCCTGATCCCTGATCCCTGATCCATTCCTAATGGTACTTGTACCGTATCAGTACCGTATGAGTACGGTACTAGTGGTAAACCTTTGATTTTGCTTTCTTTTGGCTTATTCACTACCTGATGTTTAAGGAAATTCGTTATGACCCCAAAATGCTTTCCATCAGGGGTGGAAAACATGGATAAATAGCCACAGTTGGAAAGCTCCCGTATTAGTACCGGAATAGGAACGGATGGTTCTCGGATAGGGAAAACTGCAGCTTTGATAAGCTTCGGGTTTGCATTGAAATAGCCTTCATCATCTGCGTAATTGAGCAGACCAATAGCCAGCAAGCAGGCTGGTTCTGATACCTCTGCCATGTCTTCATCGGTCCAGAACTCGGGCTTAATGGTACGAATGCGGGCCATCAGATCACCTCCACGGCATTACCTCTTGAGGCCTCATGCATTAGCCGTTTTATCTCAGCATGGCGGCGGCGGTTAGTCTCGAGGGTGCATTCGACACAATGCCCGTTGTATACCCATCGCTCACTGTCATGGCCGTGCTTACATTGCTTACCGGTGTAGTAGCGCTTTAGTCCTGCCTTTGCCGCTTCGACGCGAGTAATGATCTCCATAGTTCCTGTCTCACTCTGGTTGTGGTTACGGTAATTTTGCAGCAAGCCAAAAAAAGATCAACCGTATTTGGATAATTATTACCAAATTGGTGTTCAGGGAGAGGCAGGAGCCGCCTGTGGGTGGCGGCGAGGGTGAGTTTTAAGGATTAACGTTCGTGGAACCAGAGGACCAGGTCGGATTTTGCGGTGATCCACTTACGGGATTTGCAGGCTTTAAACAGTCTTTCTAACAGAGGTTTACGTGGAATTCTTCTACGGCCAGTCAGGTGAACCTGAATGTAGTGGCTGGTCGTGCCGGCGTCACTTGCGAACTCTTCACGCTCTGCCGGAGAGAGGTCGAGCCAGCAGCGTTTGAAGTCAAATTTTTGCACATCGCTCATATTTTTTTAGTCCCGGACTAACTTTAGACAGCCTGATTATTACCAATCTGGTGTAAAAATCAATGACTGTTACCTTTTTGGTAAGTTTACCTTTATGGTAATATTCTATTAAATTTAATCAGTTAGGTAACAATTTCAGGCTAAAAAAATAGAAATGAAAAGCATCTACGACATAAGACGCGACAACCTCAATGAGATAATCCGGAAGGATTTCGATAACACGCAACTACGGTTTGCCGAGAGATTCAAAAAATCAGCGAATCTCGTTAACAGGTGGAGCAAGGGGACAAAAAATATCGGCGCCAACGCGGCACGCGAGATCGAGTCGTTCGCCGGGAAAGGTCGGTTCTGGCTGGATATCGACCATCTGTCAGACACCCCGACACTGCCGGAGATTATCGACCCGCAGGAATGGAGTGTGGAAAAGCAGGCAGCGTTTACCCTGGGTGTATGGATGGGACAGCATCCGGATCTGAACTCAGAGAAAAAGGTTTCGGAAGCGGCCGGTATCGGCCAGGCGACCGTAAATCGCATCCTGAACTGCGAAGGCTCCACCAGCATTGGCGTACTGTCGGCTATCGCCAGGGCGTTCGGCCGCGATGCATATGAGCTGATCCTGCCGCCTGGTAATGCTGGTCTGATTGACTATGACCACCATGAATACGCCGGGCTGCCGCAGGAAGAGAAAAACAAGATCGCCGCCTTCATCAAGTTCATCGTCAGCCAGAACCAGTAACCTCTAACCTACCTGTCACTCCTGCCAGTGGGATAACTCCCCGCGCCTCATGCACTTACCAAAATGGTAAACTTTTCCTCATCAAATCTATTGACACAACCATAAATTGATCAGATTATTACCTTAACGGTAACTACAGGGCGTTGAATTACCAGAAATCCACCACCGAGTGGCTTTCTCATACCCCTGATATTTACCAAATGGTAATAGTGAGGTGTGTATGCAATGGCAAATCATTAACGGCTGGTACTGCGTTACGGCATGCGGGCTGATGAGCTGGAAGTTTCGCACGCTGCCGGAAGCAATCAGCTGGGCGTTCGTCAGCAAACTGGCAGCAAAAACGGAAATGGGTATGGGGGTGAGTAAGTGACTGATTTAGCAATTATCGAAATCGCGCCAGACATGGCGCCGGCAATTTACGTTGAGAACGGGCTTGATTCCTTCCTGGAAAAGATCCGCGCCGGAGTAAACGAAGTTCCTGACCTGAGCACTGCAAAGGGACGGGCTCGTATTGCATCGCTGGCCGCACAGGTATCACGCAGCAAAACTGCTGTAGAGAAACCTGGCAGGGATTACCTGAAGCGCCTCAAGGAGCAGCCGAAAGTGGTTGAAGCTGAATTGCGCCGCTTCGTCACCGAATGCGATCAGCTGCGCGATGAAGTACGCCGCCCTCTTACCGAGTGGGAAGATGCTGAAAAGGCGCGCACCGAAGCACTGCAGCAGCGCCTTGTGGATTTGCGTGCGCTGGCTGACGTGATCGACACCTCCGGTAACTACCTTCCTTCTGCTGATATTCAGGCGCGCATTCTGGAAGCTAAATCTGTGGTACTGGATGACAGTTGGCAGGAACGTGCAGCAGAGGCGGGAGTGGCTAAAGATTCAACTATTCAGCAACTGGAAGCGTCGCTGGTAATAGCGCAAAAGCGCGAACATGAAGCCGCTGAGCTTGATCGCCTGCGCAAAGAGGCAGAAGAAAAAGCACGTCTTGAGCGTGAAGAGAATATCCGCCGTGAAGCCGCTGAACAGGCTAAGCGTGATGCAGAGGCAAAGGCACAGGCTGAAATTGATGCTGCTGCACGCCGTGAATCTGAAGCCAGAGCTGCAACTGAACGCGCAGAGCGCGAAAAAATTGAAGCCCAGCAGAAAGCAGAGCGTGAAGCAAAAGCCGCTGCGGAAAAAGCTGAGCAGGAAAAGAACGCTGCTATCGCAGCGGAGCGCCGCCGTCAGGAGGAAGCTGAATCAGCGCGCCTGGCTGAGCAGAAGCGCATTGCGGAAGAAGAAGCGCGCCGGGCCGCTGATAAAGAGCACCGCCGCAGCATCAATCGACAGGCTATCGCAGACCTGATTGAAAGCGGCCTTACGCAGGAAATGGCAGAGAAGGCACTGATCGCCATCGCCAGCGGGAAGGTATCTGCAGTCTCTATCAAGTACTGAGGTGCGTATGAACACTCAGCAGATTAACAACCTGAAAAAAATCATGAACAACATCGACGGCGACTACCAGCTTAACCAGATGCTGTACGAACGCCACGTCGAGCTTATCGACGCGATCAAGTTCCATCAGCTGCAAAAGCCATTCTACGAGCTGGAGCGCAAAGGCGTGCGCGCGGAGATCCTGGAAGAGCTGATGATGAGCTCTGAGTTTGAAGAATGCCTTGCCGCGTATCAGCGGGAACTCACCGGCATCATTGCCAAGTGGGATCTGGCTGACCAACTGGATACGGCGAGGAACGCAGCATGATGAATAACGTTGGAAGCATGGACAGAACCAAGTATCTCGGCGGCAGTGATGTCGCCGGTATTCTCGGGATTAGCCCGTGGCGGACTCCGCTTGAGGTTTACCTCGACAAAGTTCAGCCACGCAATAAGCCAATAGATCCAGGGAAACAGAGAGTGTTTACGCGTGGCCAGCGTATGGAGCCATACGTAATCGACCTGCTGGCTGAAGAAACAGGACTCGAAATCATCCACCGCGGGAACCGGTACATCCACCGTGATTACGGCTTTATCGCAGCTGAGATTGATGCAGAAGCAGCTACCGGAGAGAACATCGAGATCAAAACGGTTAGCCCGTTCAAGGCTAAGGAATGGGGAGAGGTTCAGACAGATGCGATCCCTGTGCATTACACGGCGCAGGCCATGCATGGGCTGATGGTTACCGGGAAACAGGTATGCGTATTTGGTGTGCTGATCGGCGGTGATGACTTCCGTATCTATCGGGTTGAGCGTGACGAAGAAACCATCCAGGCCATCCTGGAGAAAGAAGTCTCCTTCTGGGACAGGGTGATAAACCTCAACCCGCCGGAGGCCACCAGCGTAAGCGATATTTCGCTGATGTTTGAGAAGGACGCCGGTACCAGTATTGAGGCAGACGGTAAAGCTCTGTCGCTATACAACGACCTTAGAGATATGAAGTCACGCTGCAAAGCGCTGGAAGCAGAAATAGCTGTATCAGAAGAGAAACTGAAGATTTATATGCAGGATAACTCAATTCTGACGCTGGATGGTAAGCCGATCTGCACATGGAAATCTCAGGTTAGTAATCGATTTGACCAAAAGCTATTCCAGGCAGAACACCCTGCCCTTTACGAAAAATTCAAAACAGCAACGACATCACGCGTATTCAGAATGAAGTAAGGAGAAAATATGTCTACCAACGCACTTAAGGCAGCTGCGACAGGAAACCAGGTCGCGCAGCATAGCGATAAACCAACCACTCTGGCTGGCTTGCTTGCAGATCCAAAAATTAAGGCTCAGATGGCGCTGGCTCTTCCAAAGCACATGACAGCCGACCGCCTTGCGCGCATCGCTACTACAGAGATCCGCAAGATCCCAAAACTGGCGGCCTGTGACCAGGCCAGCTTCCTCGGGGCGATTATGCAATGTGCTCAACTCGGTCTTGAGCCAGGCGGCGCACTTGGCCATGCATACCTGATTCCGTTCGACAAACGCCAGAAAGTAAATGGCCGCTGGGAAACTGTATCGACAGAAGCGCAGCTGATTATTGGTTATCGCGGAATGATTGACCTCGCCCGTCGGTCAGGTCAAATCCTGAGCATATCAGCGCGCACAGTCCATGCGAACGACAAATTCAGTTACTCATACGGACTGGAAGAAACGCTCGAGCATTCACCTTGCGAGACCGGTGAACGAGGAGAACTTACGCATGTTTACGCCGTTGCACGCCTGAAAGATGGCGGCGTTCAGTTCGAAGTTATGAGCCGGGCAGACGTTGAGAAAGTTCGTGCCCTGAGCAAAGCCGGAAGCAGCGGACCGTGGGTGGACCACTTTGACGAGATGGCCAAAAAGACGGTGATCCGTCGCCTGTTTAAATACCTGCCTGTTTCTATCGAACTGCAAAAAGCGGTTGTGATGGATGAACGAGCTGAAGCCGGCCTGAGCCAGGATAACGCAGCTGTTATCACCGGTGAGTATTCCGTCGTAGACGATGAGCAGCAGAGCATGACAGCAGTTTCTGAATCTGATCGAGAAGAAGCACGTGAATACGCTAGCGCCATTCTGAACAGCCTCGATCCTTCTGTGGATGATGCAAAGGCGCTTTTTAAGCGGGCAGAAGACGAAATAAACGCGCTGGCTGAAAAGTTAGGCGATGAATACCACCAGGGATTCATGACGACGCTTAACGATATGCGTCCTGAATTTGCATAACACCACCACCGCGGCGCCCGGCGCCGCACTGAAAAAAGAGAGGTAACGATGAAAGGTGCATTAGGCAAAAAGGAACTGCTGGCGGTGGTGCCTGTATCGATGAGCACTATCGACCGCATGGAGAAAAACGGGGAGTTCCCTAAGCGTTTCTGGATCACAGACAAGCGCTGTGCCTGGAACAGCGAAGAGATCGAGCGCTGGCTGGACGAACGTCAGCAGAACGGCACAACGGAGTTTGCTGGAAAAAAGCCTCCGGTTGAGCAGCGAGTATTTCGCCCGGTTGGTAACGCGGCGTGACGTCGCTGGCGAGGTACTGGGAAAGGTGGTCAGGATGGTTTCTGTACCTGGCCGCCGTATCCGCCTGGCTGTTCCTGCTGGCGGTCATTTTTCGAGAAGGTTGGATACGATGAATCGGATGGAAAAATACCACGCGGATTATGTCTCGCAGCGCAAAGCGCCACCTCTTGTCGCCGTAACGCCGGCGGCAATGGAGATCGAGCAGCGCGCTATTGCCTGCGAGAACAAAGGCCAGTACCGCCTGGCCGCTCGCCTCTGGCTTGAGTGCATGGATGCGGCCACTGGCGAGGTTGAGCGGGCCCGTATCGCTATACGCCGAGATCAGTGCATTGGCCGCGGGAACCGGCTTCGCCAGGGATGCTATGCCGGGATCTGCGCCACCGCAGGGGTGATTTATGACTAACCCACACGACAGCATTCGCGTAGGCAGTATCACGCTAGTTTATTCGTCCGTACGCCGTGGCTGGCTGGCGCCCGGCGGCCAGGTTATCCAGAACCCACTGAAGGCTCAGCGCCTGGCGGAGCAACTGAATAGCAAGAAGGTGTCAGCATGAGCGGAAAATACACCCTGATCTATGCTGATCCGCCTTGGGCATACCGCGACAAGGCAGCCGACGGTGACCGCGGCGCCGGTTTCAAATACCCGGTGATGAATGTGCTGGATATCTGCCGGCTGCCAGTATGGGAACTCGCCGCCGAAGATTGCCTTCTGGCTATGTGGTGGGTACCGACTCAGCCGGTAGAGGCGCTGAAAGTCATGGAGGCCTGGGGATTCCGCCTGATGACCATGAAGGGATTCACCTGGCACAAGACGAACAAGCACAAAGGGAACAGCGCGATCGGCATGGGCCATATGACCCGGGCGAACAGCGAAGACTGCCTGTTTGCCGTGCGCGGGAAACTACCGGCCCGCATGGATGCCTCAATCTGCCAGCATGTCACGGCGCCGCGCCTGGAGAACTCGCGCAAACCGGACGTTATCCGCGAGAAACTGGTGCAGCTGCTTGGCGATGTCCCGCGTATTGAACTCTTCGCCCGCCAGTCGTCTCACGGCTTCGACGTGTGGGGTAACCAGTGCTCGGCGCCGGCGGTGGAGTTGCTGCCAGGCTGCGCCGTGCCAGTAGTGAAGACGGAGGCCGCATGACAACCATACTTTCAAACTTCCTGTGCGGTGGTCGTTCTGTTTATCCTTTGGGAGCGGCCTACACGTACTTATACGGCCTTTTTTGGCCGGTTATCGATACTTTTCGGCGTTGTGTGCGCGCTGGCAATGGCGCTCAAGGACGGTGCCGCATGAACATTGCCGAACAGGCCTCGCTGATACGACAGCTCGAAGAGGCGCGCGCCATTATCAACCAGAGGAATGGTGAGATCCTTCACCTGCAGCGAGAAGCGGCGCGCTACCGTGAGCAGCGGGATTCTGCAAACGCGATGGTTAAGTTCCTGCGCGGGCTCTTTGAGAATTCTTCGAAGGCGACACAATAGTCCGCCCGGAGGCGGACTATTGTTCATTCATCCACTTTTCAAATGCAGACGGGGAGAACGGCACCAGGTCGTAATGCTCCCCGTTTATCCATGCATCAACCATATTTGCCCACTGCTGCAGCATGTAGGCCCGCTGCCGGGAATACTCAGCCTTATTGTAAACCGCCCTCACTCCCTTCTGTTCATGCGCCAGCGCCTTCTCTATCCAGTCTGACGGGAATCCCGCTTCATGCAAAAGCGTGCTCGCTGTGCGCCGCAGGTCGTGCACTGTTAGAGGTTGCAGGTTCTCTCCGGCATCCGCTGCCGCAGCAACCGCGCGATCGATGACTGAGTTAAGAGCGGCATTGGATAACGGCTTACTGGTGCTGTAGCGACCTGGCAACAGATAATCACTCCCGCCGGCACACATCTGCAGGCCTACCATCAGATCCAGCGCCTGAGGAGGAAGGTAGATGACGTGCGACCGGCTCCCCTTCATCCTGTCAGATGGGATCGTCCAGGTTCCTTTGCTGAAATCCACCTCTTTCCACGTCGCCATGATGAACTCGGTTTTGCGTACCATCGTGATCAGGATGAGCTTCACAGCCAGTTTTAAGGTTGGAAACGTGCTGACGGTGTCGAGTGACCTGAACAGCACGCCGATTTCTTCCGGCTGCAGGCAACGGTCACGCGGTTTAAACATGGCGATCGCCGAAGGTTTGATATCTGCGGCAGGGTTGAATAACCCGTGCCCGCGGTCATTGGCGTACCGGTAAATGCTGCTGATGATTTCACGCGCCTGAACCGCCGTCGCACGTCCGCCGCGCTCGACTATGCGATCGCAAAGATCACGCACCATAGGGGTCGTTATCTCGGACATCATTTTGTTTCCGAGAACAGGCAAAATATCCCGGTCGATTACTGATTGCTTCATAGCCCGCGTGCTGTCAGCCAGGACCACATGTTTCATGTAGGCGTCGGTATGTACCGTAAATGTTTCGGCGCCGCGGATCCGTTTGATACCGTCACGCTTCGCCGCAGCCGGCGACTGGCCTGCGTTCAGCAGTTTTTTAGCTGCTATCAGTTCATCCCTGGCTTCAGCCAGCGTGATACCGTCACGACCATACTGACCGATAACCAGCGTCTCCCGGCGGCCGTTGATGCGGTAATCGTAACGAAACGAGATGGTGCCTGAGATCAGCACGGCTACATACAGACCGTCGCGATCGGAGACCTTGTACATTTTGCCCTGCGGTTTCAGGTTTTTGAGTTTGGTATCGGTAAGCACATTTCACCCGTGATGCATCATTTTTCTGACGGTACGAGAGTATACCGTAATGGTAATACCGTCAGGTATACCGTCAAAAAATGTGAGATAGAGTGAATAGTGTTGATGTGATATAAAGAAAAACCCTCTGTAGAAACAGAGGGTTGCATTTCAATTTGAGTAGATATGATTAGCTATAAGGTAGCCGTTAA